GCACGTAATACCCTGCTATATGAAAGTCGATATACTAAAAACAATCGATATGATCGATTCTCTGTAATGCAAGGCATTAAACCACAACGAGAATTGTATATTTCTACTATACCAGACTTTGTCGATGTGAGTTATGATATTTTGATATGGACTGATTATACAGAACAATTGAATAACATTGTAGAGCAAATCTTACCTAATAATAGATTTGCCTGGGGCACTACTTGGAAGTTTATTACCACTATACAAGATTATACATTTGAATCGGTATCGGTACCTGGCGAAGATCGTGTAATACGAGCTACAATGCCTATTACAGTTAAAGGTGCAATATTAGCACCATATCAATTACAACGTTCTACATTGCAAAAACGTTATTCTGTTAAACGCGTTAATTTTGGCAATGAGACCGAATCATTTGGCGCAGATACTGAAAATCCGCCGCCAGGTGGATATGATACAAATGATGGATTTAAAAAGCCGTTGTAATATATTTATTTAAAAGGAAAATAAGTTATGTCATTAGAAACTAAGTTCACAGACCAAGAAATTCAACAAGTTAAAGAATTACGCGACACTGTAAATCAGATTGTATACCAATTTGGTGAGATTGATTTAGAAACGACGTTAATGCAAGAACGATTGCAAGAATTGCAAACTATACGTACTAAATTATATAACGAATATCGTGAAATGCGTGATAAAGAAAAAAATCTAGTAGACTCATTGAATACTAAATATGGCGCAGGACAATTAGACATTGAAAGTGGTGTATTTACGCCGATGACATAATGTTTGGCAGTTTGCTCTGATATTTATATGAAACGATATTAATTTAAATTAGGAGCAAACTAATGGCAGAAAAAATTGTCTCGCCAGGCGTGTTTACCAATGAAATTGACCAATCATCATTACCATCAGGTATTACCGGTATTGGCGCAGCAGTAATTGGACCAACACAGCGTGGACCTGCAAATATTCCAACCACAGTAACCAGTTATTCCGAATTCCTTCAGGTATTTGGTGGTGTATTTACATCGGGATCGGACCGATACGAAAATACATATAAGTATCTAACTAATTATTCAGCACAAGAATATTTGAAATATGCTGATACTTTAACAGTAGTACGTGTGTTAGCTGGTAATTATTCCAATGCAAATAGTAATGTAATAAGTGCACATTCTGCTAGTGATGGTACAGCCCATGCACCATCATTCCGTATGACATTGTTATCTGCCGGTGTTATTGAAAACTCGGGTCAATCAGCACGTGCAATTAGCGGTAGTGGTACTGGATCAGATGAACGTACCGGCGGACTATTGTTGTCCGGTTCTGAACAAAATCTTCGTTGGGAAATTAGTAACGTAAGTAATACCAAAGGTACATTTACGTTATTGATACGTCGTGGTGATGATATTACCAATCGTAAAATTATTTTAGAGCAGTATAATAATTTAACATTAGATCCAACATCGCCTAATTTTATTAGTAAACGAATTGGTGATATTACGTATACGTTGCGAGATAGTGGTACTGCTGAGCCATGGTTTCAAATCACCGGCTCATATGCCAACGTTTCAAAATATGTACGTGTTTCCAATGTAAATTATACAACGACATGGTTTGATCAAAATGGTAAGATTCGTGTGAATGCTGCATCTGCTAGTTTACCTCTAGCTGTATCTGGTACATTTGCGTTTGGTAGTGATGGTACTGTAGCACATCCTAAGAATTTTTACGAAGATATTTACGCATCGGCATCTGTGAAATTCACAACATTAGACGGTAATACACAGCAAGGCTTTAATATGTCTGAAAGTTATGCACGTACACCATACTTAGATGCGATAAATCTTTTGAAAAATCAAGATGATTACGATTTCAATTTATTGACATTGCCTGGTTTGGTAGACGAAAATACATCTGCTGCTAGCATTTTAACTCAAGCGCAATTAATGGTTGAAAGTCGTGGTGATGCATTTTTAATAATGGATCCAATGAAATATGGAGCATCTAGTATTAGTAGCGTAGTACAACAGGCAGATCAGCGTAATAGTAATTATGTTGCTGAATATTGGCCATGGGTATTAGTCGGTGATGGTGATTTAGGACGTGCCGTATGGGTACCAGCCAGCGTTGTTGTCCCTGGTGTGTATGCATACAATGACCGAGTAGCTGCTCCGTGGTTTGCACCTGCTGGTTTGAATCGTGGCGGAATTGACTCGGCTATACGTACTGAGCGTAAATTAGATCAAAGTAATCGTGATGATTTATATAATGCAAATGTAAACGCCATTGCCAGTTTCCCTAATCTAGGAGTTGCAGTATTTGGGCAGAAAACTCTTCAGAAAAAGGCATCGGCATTGGATCGTGTAAATGTGCGTCGCTTGTTAATTGCAGCTAAGAAATTTGTTGCATCAACTACTAAGTATTTGATATTTGAACAAAATACTGCGGCAACACGTAACCGTTTCCTTAGCATAGTTAATCCGTATTTTGATAACGTGCAACAACGTCAAGGTTTGTATGCATTCAAAGTTGTAATGGATGAAAAATTAAATACTCCAGAAGTAATTGACCGTAATGAATTACGCGGAGCAATTTATTTACAACCAGCAAAAACTGCGGAATTTATAATTATTGATTTCAATATTCTACCGACGGGCGCTGCATTCCCAGAATAGTAGATGATGAATATTTATATTAAATAGGAGAAATAAAAAATGGCAGAATTATTATCACCCAATGAAATCTTTTATACAGCGTTTGAACCGAAACTGTCAATGCGGTTCATCATGTATATTGAGGGTATTCCATCATACTTAATCAAGGCAGCGTCTCGTCCTAGCATTGATCAAGGTGAAGTTATACTCGATCACATCAACATCGAACGTAAGCTTAAGGGCAAAAGCCGTTGGCAAGACGTAACTGTAACATTGTATGACCCAATTGTACCGTCAGGTGCTCAAATGGTAATGGAATGGGTACGTTTGCACCACGAGTCTGTAACAGGCCGTGACGGTTATAGTGACTTCTATAAGCGTGACATTACTTTCAACTCATTAGGACCTGTAGGCGATAAAGTTGAAGAATGGACTTTGAAAGGTGCTTTTGTAAGTTCAGCAACCTTCGGAGATATGGATTGGAGTACTGAAGATCCAGTAACTATCGAATTGACATTGAAATATGATTATGCAATCCTGCAGTTCTAATCGTATTTGAAATAAAGCATGTAAATATCCCGTCGCAAGGCGGGATTTTTACTAGCTATGCATATTTATAATAAATTAAAGTTATATAAAAAGGATTTCAATTATGGTAACAGTTGATGACGATTACAAAAAACCAAACAAACATTCAGTAGATCAGGTATCAGATGAGCAGTTAAAAGCTCTAGCTGTACAGCAATTTGAGCAACAGAAAAACCAACCTACGGCTGTAGAAAAGGAAAAATACGATTTCCCTACAGAGGTAGTTGAACTTCCTAGCAAAGGATTGTTATATTCTAAGGACAATCCATTGTCATCTGGAAAAGTGGAAATGAAATATATGACAGCTCGTGAAGAAGATATTCTTACTACTCCTAGTCTTATCAAACAAGGTGTTGTGTTAGATCGTTTGTTTCAGTCGTTAGTTGTTGGTAATGGTGAGGGTAAAAAAATTAATTATGGCGATTTGTTAGCTGGTGATAAGAATGCCATTATGATCGCAGCACGAATTTTAGGTTACGGTAAAGATTATGATGTTAAAATTAAAACACCATCGGGTGAGGAACAAACCGAGTCCATTGACTTAGCCGAATTGCAACATAAAGAATTTGATGAATCATTAGTTACGCCTGGAACTAATAGATTTAAATTAACATTACCAGTAAGCAAGCGTCAGTTAGAAATCAAATTGCTTACACATGATGATGAAAAACGTATTGAAGATGCTATAGCTAAATCTAAAAAATACAATAAACTACGCGGTGTTGAAAGCAATGTATCAGTACGTTTACAGCATATTATCACAGCCGTAGATGGCAATGCAGATCCGGATCCTTC